TATTGACGATTGCAAGTGCTCCCCCGATCAGCGTGCCGAGTGTTTTGAATGCGCCGCCAACAATGACTACGGCAGACGCAACAAGTCGAAAGCCGGACACTATGATTGCTGCACCATCAGCCACCGCACTTGAGTTCTTTGCTGTCGCCACCAACTGATCAGTGAGCCCGCCCATCGCGGGCAGCAGCGCATTGGCGACTTGCAGGCCGATGCCGCTCAGGCCGGATTGCAGACGCGTAATGTTGTCGTTAAATTGCTCGGCTGCTTTTGCCGTGTTGCCGTCAATCACGATCCCCAGTGCGTTCGCCTCGGCTGCCATTTCCGCAAGCCCGTCGGCCCCAGAGTTCAGCAGCGGGATCATGTCCGCCCCGGCCTTGCCAAAGAGCTTCACAGCAAGGGCTGTCTTCTCGGCGCCGTCTTTGTAGTTGGCAAACTTGCCGGCGACTTCCGACATCAGTACGTCAGTCGTCTTCAGGTCGCCGTGCGTATCCTTGACGTTGATGCCCATTGCCTCGAATGCGTCATTACCCTCGGCGGCACCCTTCGCCAGCTTGACCATGCCTGCCTGCAGCGACTCCATGCTCACATCGGACAGCTTGGCGGCATAGCTCAGCTCGGATAGCGCCTCGGTCGTGACGCCCACCTTCTGGGCCATCTTGGACATATTGTCGGCGCTATCGACGGCTTCTTTCAGCGCGTAGACCATTGCGGAAGCGCCAGCCACGACCGCCACGCCCATCGCCTTGCCGAGATCTTTGGCCTCTTTCTGCAGCTCGCGCAGGCGCTTCTCTGCTTTCTTCGTGTCAGTCTCGAAGGATGCCGTGCGCATCAGCAAGTCCCAGGTAATCGAACCGGCAGCCATAGCATCAGTCCCTCGGTGGCTCCAGGCCAAAAGCCCGGAAGATTGAAGCATCCGCCGCGCTTACGGTAGGCGGGATCATAAAGTCTAGCCAGTACGTGATCGGCTTGCCCCCTCGCGACGATACTGCAGCCTGAAGCGCGGCGGGCAACTGATAGCGATGCTCGTCGTCAAACGGTCGCGCCCGGTAGTAGGCCGCCCACGCCTCGAACTCTGGCAGGGACATGCGCCCTTTTAACTCAGCGACCGTACAGCCGCCGAGTGCCAGGCACAACGTATGCCAAAACCAATCCTCAGAGCCCACCGGCAGCGTTACGCTGCCTGCGGCTTTCCCAGACCGTTGACTTCCATGATCAGATCGCGCAGTTGCCCAGCGACCGACGGTTTCAGCTTGCCGGCCTGCTCTTTGGTCATCGCGGGCGTGCCCTCCGAATCGCAGACAGCTTTGCAGATCAACGTCGAGAGCGCGTGCAGCACGACATCCTCATTGCCGGACTGCTCGGCCAGCACTTGGCGGCGCATCTCGACAGCGGGCAGCTCACGAATATAAAAGATCTGTTCGACCGACTCGCCACTGTCGAGCACAAGAGTGACCTTGCGCTCGACGGGCATATCCGCAGCAAAAAGAGCTTGATTGATTTGCATCACACAGTCACCGACGTGCCATTATTGAAGGTCACCTTCGTCTGCCCATTAACGCGCAGAGTCAGGGTGCCGCGTACAACCTCATTGCCGGCGATGTCGAATGGGATCCCCTTGACAAGACAATTGGCAATAAAGCTCGTGCGGGATGTCGGGGCGACGAACAGATCCGAGCTGTTCAGTGTCGGAGCAGTCACGCCGTCGCTCAGCGCAATGCAGAATTGCGTTTCTTCCTTGAGCGCTGCAAGCTGGAACGCCTTCAGGTGGCTGTTCTCGGCAGGGTCAAAGATGAACGGAACCGACAGCTCGCCGCCGTCAGACAGGCCGAGCGCAAAGCTGCGCGTCTGGGCGTCCAGGCAGGTGATGTCGATCTCGTCGGTGCCGCCGGAGTTCAGGCCGGTCACGCCGGTCGGGCAAGCGAATTTGACAATCACCGGCTGGCTGCCGGTGATGTCCTTGATGTAAAGTGCGGTGCCTTGGGTCTTGATGGACATGATGCCCTCCAGTTGTCAGGGTGTGACGATGAAATCGAATTGTAGGGCCATCCTGAAGATCTGCGTTTCCGCATCTCGTTCATCAACCATCAACCCAACATAGTAGCCATCTGATTCTAACGCAGAGCGCGCCGCATTGACAAGCGAGCGCAAACCTGCCTCCGTCTTGTGGTAGCAATCAAGCTGCACGCTGCAGCGGTCGTTCGGTGCGCGCCCACGGTCGAGCGTGTTGTCGCCCGTCCCGCTGACGAGCTGCCATGTGACATACGGGCGCAGCTCATTGGGTAGCACCTGGCCATGCGCGCCGATCCGGTCGGCGACAATCGCGACGACTGCAGCGCTAGCGTGCAGCATGTCATAGACTGGCGGGATCATTTAGGCACTCCGTTTGCGCGGGCAATCTTCTTTACCAGCCTGTCCACACGCGCGAGTAGCTCAGTGTTGACAGTATCGACAGTGCGCTGCGCGTTCGCCTCGGCAGCCGGGCGCAGCCACGGTCTGGCCGCTTGGTGCTTGCTGCCGTATTCGAGGAATTTGCCGTAATACGCAGGGCCGTCACTCACGTACGCCTTACCGACTTGGGCCTCGCGCTGCTTGCCGCGCTTAGTGCGCGAGCCACGATTGAATCGAGTATTCGCGTACTTGCCATACTTCTTGCTCGGGCCGACCCAGTACGCCTCGCCCAGCTCGCCGTTCGGCATGAGCTTCTTTCGCCCGATGATGATGGACTTCTTGAGCACGCCTTTATCTTCAGGCGCAGCGGCGCGGATAGCATCGCGCAACATGCGCGCACCCTTGGCGAGTGCGAACTTGACAGGGCCGCCGCGCTTGCTGACGACCTCTGCAGGTAACTGCTTGAGCGTTTCAAGCACGCCGTCAAGGCCGGTGACGTTAAGTTGCATGACGTCAGCCATCGGCGACTCCCTTCTGGCACACCAGCGTGACCCAGCGGCGCCCGGTGGCGTCGTTGTAATGCGACTCGACGTGATAGACGTCGGCGCCATGCGTGACGCGCAGGCCATACGGCGCGGCCAGATCTGGCTGCCAGCGCAATGTGATCCTTGCGGCGACACTGCTCGACGGCTGCCCGCTGCGCACTGCTTCCGATCCGGCACCGGTGAGCACCTCTGATGGGACAGACTGCAAGCCTGCGACCGGAACCCACGTCTGTACTTGATCGTCGTTGCTGTCGCGCGAGATCGCGAAGCTCGCGAAGCTGACGCGCTGGCGCAGGCGAGGGCCGAGCGGCTTCATGCGCCGATCCCCGTGCGGTAGCTGTGGCACGTCGTGCGCGCCACGTCACGCCAGCGGGCGGACTCGTCGGCGGTCTCCGCGTCATAGCCGGCTCGGCACAGGAAGCACACGGCCAGATCGACGCTGGCAGCGTCGGGTAGCTCGGAACGCTCCAGATAGCGCAGCAGCTCATCCTCGGCAGCCGACAGCAACATTGCCAGCTTGACGTCATCCTCATCGTGGGTGACGCTCAGAAAGGCTTTGAGATCAGCAAGTGATACGGTCACAGCACCTCCTGCAAGGCAAACCACGTCCCATCAATATGAGTGATTTTGTACCCAGCTTTGCGCAGCTCGGCGAGCGTCTCGGTGACTTGAACCTCGGGGCGCCCGTTGTCGTCGTGAAACAATATCACACCGCCGCACCGAATGTGCGACATCGCTATGGCGTGGTCATTAAGCACGCCGGCGCGCGAGTGATCCCCGTCGATGAATACAAAATCGCAGGCCGGCAAGTCACCATCGGCCAGATCGTACGAACCATTTTTGCTGAGGCGCAGATGAAAGCGGGGGTCATGTGAGGCGAGCTCGCCAGCATTGAGCGGCACCTCGTTGCGCTGGCACTTCATGCCGGTCAGGTATCCCGGCAGAACATCGATGCCGACATACTTTTCAACAAAATCGAAGTTGCGCAGAACGGCCGCAGCGTTTCGGCCACGATTGACGCCGAACTCGACGACCACCCGAGGGCGATGCTTGGCGATCAGGTCTAGAAAAACTTCCATCTCGCCGGGGGCGAAGAACTCGGTCGGCAGACCGTCCGTGTCGTATTTGCTCATTCAGAGTCACCCAAAAATAAAGTACGACTGTTTTCGTAAGGCTTGCCTACAGCAAATTGATTGCCTCGCATATCGCTGTACTCGACGTGCTTCTCGGGGTCGAAATCTTCCTTTCGGTACGAGTCTCCCTCCCACGTTCGACCACGTACGCCCATGAGAATCTCGACTGTGGCGCCCTGATCTTGCGTTTTCAGCCACTCGATGAAATCCGAAACAATCACACCGCCCCCTTCACAAAGTCCAATGCTTGGCGCTTGGCGCGTTCAATCGGCATGCGCTTGCCGCAGCCGTGCGTGTGCGTGAAGCAGTCGCACGGATCGTCGGGCTCAATTTTACACGTCATCGCGTCATCACGGAAAGAATATGCCTTTTCATACCCCCCGAACAGCGACACGACCGGGCGACCGATGGCCTGCGCAAGCACCAGCCCGAAGCCAGGTGCCGAGTAGATCAGCGCAGCGTCACGCCACAGGGCGCACAGTTGCTTGATTTGTAGCTCACCGCTATGCAGTGTCAAGTCGGCACCGATGTCCTCAGACGTGATCCATTCGGCGCCAGGCTCGATGTCTGCCACGCTGATGACGAATGCGCATAGCGCGTCACGAATAGCTCGGAACGTCTCGACGTAGGCTTGGGCATTCGGATTGCGAGCTTGACAGCCCGCCCATTCCCGGCGCTCGACGAGCGGGCGATATACCAGCACCGGGCGATCAGTCGGCAGATCCAGTCCATGTATCCAGTCGGCGGGCACGGGCAGCTTGAAGTCGCGGGCGTGCGGCACGCCACACTGAGCAGCCATCGCAGCCAGCACGCCGCGACTTGCACGCACGGCTGACGGCGGGTACTTGACGCCGATCACACCGGCATTGCGCGGCAGAGGATCGTCGTCGAACTCGGCGCGGGCTGCATTTTTTGCTTGAGTGCGCAGGCGCGTATCTGGGCGAAGCAGCTTGAGCCTTGGGCCGCGCAGATCGTGATACAGCTCGGGCCACGGTGTCTGCAGATAGACCGGGCCGGCCTGCATGTACTCGCGCACGATAGCGCGCTGATGCAGGCAGTCGCCCATACCGTGCATGCCGACAATCACCACCGGTAGTGCATCGCCGCGTAATGCGGCTTCGAGCGGGCGCTGCGGCCAGGTTGTCAGTGCAGTTTGGCGAGTGCAATTGGTCACCTTGACGGCAGGCGGCAGCTTGGCGCGCACCTCTTCAAATTGAGCGGGCCATTTCGCAAAGGTGCCGGCGTTCCCCATGCCTGCCGGGTGGTCAGGGTGCCAATGGGCCGCGCCGTTGGTGTGCTGACAGTCATAGCCGAGCAGCAGAATGTCCTTGGCGCCCAGCTCGGCGGCCAGCAGGATGGCGCCCGCCCCGCTGTTACCCGCCGTCAGCTTGAAATACTCGGCGCCACGGATCACATGCGGCGCGCAGATCTTGCCGGCGAACCCGGCGGAGGCCTCTCTGCCGTAGGCTTGATGCCAATCCGTGTCCATCGCCCACAAGTAGTCTGCCCATGGCGCCATGCGGAAAGACGTATTGACCGCGATCACGGTGCAGATGCCAGCGGCGTGCTGCTGCCTGACTAGCTCGACGTCTGCTTTCGTGAGGCTCGGCCCGGACGCGATGCAGACGGTGCGCGCACGGGCTGCGGAAAATTCGGAGGTCGGTACTCGATCAGCAGACCGTTGCGCATGAGCGCGTCCCCTGTCGATTCGTGAAAATCAACAGCCTCGCCCTCGGTATAGCTGGCGCTCCCGTGCTGGAAGTCGACCGTCACTGTGTATCGGTTCATCATGGGGGAATTATGTGCGAGGTGTGTAAATTTTGCAAATACTCGTTGACGTGCTGTGCGGACATGTCTAACATACACATATCGCAGCACTAGTTCAAATCGGCGAGGCGTGCTCCGAAAACTGATTGCAAATAAAAAAGCCCACCGCCGTGAGGGGGTGGGCCATAAGGTGCAGCAAGGAGACTTGTTACGCGACGGAGCCGAACGAGCCCTTGATCAGCGCGTCGGCTCGGAAGATCGACAGGGCCAGACGCTCTTCACACAGAACCGTAATGGCGTTCTTGGTGAAGTCGTCATTCTCGTAGCCGAGCTGAACGGTCATTTCCTCACGATCCCAGCCTTGTGCGGCAATACCGAACGCGCCGACCAGATACTGGCCTGCGGTCATGGATTGCGAAGCAACGACCGGACGGCCCCACAGGGTCGGAGCGATGCCGCCGAACGGATTGCCGACAAGATAATTCTTGTCGCTGGCAGTCTTGCTCAGCTCGATCTGAGTCCAGTCAATCGGGCTCAACACGATGCCGTCGGCATAGTAGCCGGACAGCTCAGCCTGCAGGATGGCGATGCGCAGGCGATCCATGCGGTTTTCGCTGACGACCGTCACGCCCGGATTGCTGTATGCACTGGCGGCAGTGTAAAGGCCGTTCAGATTGATGCCTACACCGGAACCCTTGAGCAGCTGAGCCTCTTCCTTGAGCTTCAGGCCGTAGCGCAAGCGCCCGTCGATATAGCTCTGCAGTTGTGGCACGTCAGCGAGGATCTGCTTGGACGCCTTCAGCCAGTGGGCCACGGTGATCACCGGGGCGGTCGCAGCTTCAAAGGTCAAGTTGCTCTCGGGCTTCTTCACCAATTCAGACACCGGGGCGGCGTTGTTGGTGAACGCGAGTTCTTTGAAGAACTCGACGCTTGATTGCGTTGTGCGGCCCCAAGTCAGCAGGTCGCGGATGGTCAGGCGCTGCATACCGGGCGCGAGGATGCCGGGCAGGATCTGCGGCGTTTTGAGTGCGCCAGCGGATGCTGCACCACTCGACACAGCGTTGCGCAGGGTTTCGCCCTTGAACGTGGCACGAATCTTTCCGGTCGAGTCGTTGCCGGACAAACCTGCAGCGATGAACTCAGCGACACGCGCCTCATTGGTGAAGCGCTCGCCCAGCGTCTGCGCGGCAGCCTGATTCGCCGGCAGTTGCGCGGCGATGTGCTGCTGCAGCTCGGTGAGCTGGGCACGCATCTCCGCTTGAGCGGTCAGATCGGCGTCAGCTTTGGCCTTGAAGGCTGCGGACAGTTCACCGTTGCCCTTTTGGGCATCCAGGGCGAGGTTCTTCACTTCGTCGGTTTTGGCGGTGATCGCGGCCATCAGCTCGCGAGCGTCGCCGGTCAAATCGTTGCGCAAAGCCAAAGCCGGAGCGCTGGCCAGAAGGGCCGCAATTTGCAGCCCAAGGGTATTAAATCGCTTCATGGTTACTTGCTCCTGATATGTGAGAGGACTTCAGAGAATACCGACGGGGCCGGTACAGTGTTGCCCGAATCGCTCAGGGCTGGCGCCGGGGAGTCACTCACCGAAGCCTTAATCGTTGCAATCATAGACTGCGCAGCCGTGCGCGACAAGCCGGCGGCACGTAATTGCCGTTCCGCTTCGCGCACCGAATTGGTAACGGCAGGCTCTTGCCGTGTCGTGTCGGCAGTCAGCAGCGCATCGGCGAAGCCTTGGTCGACGGCATCTTGCCCGAGCAGCCACGTCTCTGCGTCCAGCATCTTGCCGAGCGCCTTCTCGGTCAGGCCGGTGCGGTCCGCGTAGATGGCGGCGAGCATGTTGTCAAATTGCTC